TCTGATGTGTTTGCATAAGGAACAGTGACACCAGAAACCACTGTAGGAGTTCCACTAATTGTAATTGTTTGTTCTGTTGCCATTGTTATTTATACATTGAAAGAATGTTTGTTGTTTCTCTTGTTTTTCTAAACCGTTTCTTTTTAGCTTCCTTCTGTTCACTAACTAATGTAGTAATAATAGGATCATCCATAATAGATGCCCATGCTTTTCTACGTGCTTTCTGGAAGATTCGATCTATTTTCTTATTATGGAAATAGTCAGCTCCTTCATATTCACCTCTATTACCACTATTAATATCTCGTTGCATTACTTCTAAAGATGCAAGTATCTTAGGATCTTCAGCTAGTTTATCTAGTTGACGTTCTAAATTCTGATTACCTATAGCTTGTTGGAACATAGACCTAATACGTGGTGAATCAGTTAGATCATCACCTTTAGGAGAATAGTAAGTAGATAAACGTAAATCATACCCACTATCAAATAGCAGCTTCCTACCAGGGGTACTGTCTAAGTTGAAAGATATAGGACTAAGAGCATTAAACATTCTAGTCATAGGATCCCAGTCTTTAATTGGTCTTCCATTTAACATATCATATTTAATTGGTAGATCTTCACCAGGTAAGTTCTCACTAATTAGGTTTCTATTCCTGATAGCTTGATCTATACCAGATCCTAGTTCTCTCATATATGGTGTAAATACTTTACCTAACTCATTTCTTAAACCAGATAAAGGTATAGTATTATTAGCTACGTTAGATATAATACGTTCAGCTTGTCCAGGTCTACCACCAAATAAATCAACAAATTGTTGCATACCAGCAAGATATGATTTACTTGTCACACCTTGAGCCATAACTAAAGCTACTTTCATTAGTTGATCTTGAGTCCATTCTTCTCCCATTAACTGACTAGCATCTCCTATATCACTTATAGTAGATAATATTAAGTTAAATGGTTCTATAGAATCATATCCAACTAAAAGACCACCTAGTTTAATTTGTCTTTGTTTGTATCCTCCATCTATCCATGACTGTCTCTTCTGTCTATCCACAGGACCATTACCTGTAAGATTACCAGACATCCAAGCCCAAATAGCCATTGAAGTTAAAGCTGAACCCATTGCTAATCTACCAGTTTGTAATGCCTTAGCATTAGCAAGTTCTGCAGCATTGGTTATTCCATATCTACCTAAATCATCAATATCAGCTGCTGTAGCAACAGCTATATCATTAAATTCTTTAACTAAGAAGTTAAAGCCAGGAGTATGTTTAGCAGTTAACTTAAGACCATTTACACCAGTTCTAGCAAATAAGAAGAAAGGTTTAGCCCAAGGATGTGCTTGGAATACTTGGTTTAATCCAGATGCCATACCTTGTGGATTAAGTTCTTCAGTCAGTGTTACTTCTTTACGAGCAAACTTAGTAGCTGAATCTACAATATCACCATTAGAATCAAATATCTGACGATAGAAATCTTCTTCATAAACTCTAATCAATTCTGGTGTTATCTCACTATAAGCAGTTAAAGCACCCTTCTGTTGAGCATCTAAAGCAGATCTCATAGCTTTCTCTCTCATCTTAGCTCTACCTAGTATATAAGCAAAGGCATCGTCAGTTGCAGCCATTAGCTTAGTAGAGTAAGTTAAGAAGTTATTATTATTCATAGATCTAGCCATGTTTGCCATAGCAAACCAAGCTTTATCCCCATCAGTAGCTCTACCACTTTCTTCAGCCCATTTCCTAATTAGTTCCCAGTTATTATCATTTCTAGTATATTCAGAGAAACGAGACTTAACTGTAGATATATCACCAGACCAATATGAATCTAGTTTATTTTTAAATACTGTCCAAGATTCTGGTATAGCTTCCATCATAGCATTGATAGAAGATAAACCTGCTCTAAGTGTAGCAGCATCACCAGTGAAAGGATACCTGAATGCAGCTCCTAAAGCCGTAGAGAAAGGTCTAAGGAAGGTTGCAGTACTTGTACCCATAATAGCTCTCATAGGTGTTTTAGGACCGCTTAGGATGCTGTGTATCATAACACCTTCTAGTTCTCTTATAACAGCACCAGTCTGCTTCTTACCTTCGATCTCTCCACCTCTGATCATCTTCCTAGCCCAAGCATCAAAATCATCAACACTATTAACTGTCTTCATAGAAGAGAATGCTTCAAATAGAGCATTCAACATATCTTCATCAGGATCATCTTTAGCAATCTGTAAGATTGACATAATAGATTCTCTAGTATCAGCCATATCCTTAGATAAGGTTTCTTCTAGATATCTACGTTTACCAGCTCCTAATTCTCTGAAGTTTTGTGATTTAACAATTCTAGCTTTCTTTGTTTCAGTTAGAAGAGTTAACATAGTATCTACTATTTGATCAGCTGGACCATCTATATCAGTTAGATCAGCAAAATCAGCTATTTCTCTACCAGCTATTCCAAGGTCTCTTAGTTGATGTAATAATGTTCCAACTATTAAATCAGCTACTACTACATTTTTACTAGTAAGTGTTAGTATAGCATCATTTGTTCCACTATCATAAATATCATAAGATTCAAATAATTCTTTTAAGTATTCTTTTGCTTCCATATCAGCTGCATCTCTACCTATAGTGATACGTTGATGTGCAGCTATAGCATCTCCAAATACTTCTACTAACCTCTTTCTACTACCACCTACACTTTTGAGAACTGCTTGATATCTTTCACTACTTAATAGTTTACTTAAGACATTCTCTACAGTATCTTCACTAATGTCAGCTTCTCTAGCTATACGTTCTCTTTCTATTGGTGTAGTAACAGTACCTGTAGAACCTTCTTGTGATCCCCAATCATTTCTAATTCTTTTTTGCTGTGACCATACAATAAAAGGATCTTCTCCTGATATATGAGCTGCTTGATGAGCATCCATTACAGGTTTATTCTTACTACCACGTGGAGCAAATTCGTTCCTTCTAACTTCTTGTATACCTTTCCTAAGAGTTTGTATTTCAACACTTTTTTGTCTTGCAGCTATTTGAGCTTTAACAGCATCACTACCTCTACCTAGAGCCATAGCAGCAGTATCAAATACTAGACCAATACCCATACCTTCAACGATGTTCTTAAACTTCATCATTACAGGATGGTCTGTTTCTCTAGTACTTAAAGGAGTATCTATGAAACCAAATCTTTCTCTAAGCATACCTAAAGCATTATCACCATCTGATTCTTTAGATACTAAATCAGATACAGCTCCAACTCCAGCAGCTCTTACAAGACTATTAGCCATAATACCTGTACCTGCTATACCAAGTCTAGCTGCAGTTACTTTAGCAGTAGGTATAATAGCAGCAGCCATACTACCGAAGTGTACAGTACCTCTTAATAATTTACCCCACCATGTTTTAGTAATGATAGGGTTATCATGATCTACTAGAGGATCCCATTCAGGTCTATAGTATCCTTTCTCTTTTCTTTCTTTTGATATCTCACCAGTTAAAGCATCTACTGTACGTTCAGGGAAAGTCAGCATAGATGAAGCAGTATCTTGTAAACCACCAGTTAGTATAGACTGACCTTCTTTAGCTAATGCTTTGAAGCCCCATTTATCAGCATTCCTTGGATCTGCTTGTTCATTTAGAGCTTGTTTTTCAGTTTGTTCTTCTTCAGTTTGTACGACTTCTTGTGCTTCTTCTTGCTTTCTTGTTTGATCTAAGTATTCTCCTAGATCATTAGCAAATTGATTAGCAGCATCAGCAGCACTATCGTCAATTAAAGACGGATCTATTGGCATTGTTTTATACGTTATATTTATCTTCCACGTAAGCCGTAGCTACACCAGGAAGCATTGTATTAAGATTAGCAAAGGGTGATTGTTCTCCTACTACTTGATTATGTTCTTCTAATAAGTCTGGGTCTATATTTACTAAAGATATATCCCATCCAGAATATTGATTATTACGTTCAGCATTAGCTCTTAGAGCATTCGTTAATTGTTCTGGAGTTTCATAAGATGATACTGCAACTAAATTATTTAGTGCTTCTCCATCGTCACTAGCAAAACTCCTTAGAGTCCTAGCAGGAGATGTTTTATTAAGTAATAGATCTTGTTGTTCTGGTGGTAGTTCTCTTTCAGGTAATGACTCTACATCACTATTTTTCAATACACCAGTAGTAATTAATCTATGCATCATAAGTTCATATGGAGTTATATTCTTATAGAATGATGCAGCTTTTCTATAGTATTCAGGTATATTACCTCTACCAGTTTGATAATAAGTTAAAGCTTCTTTTAATGGAAGCTCTTCACCTTGTAATGGTTGACTACCAAAGATTATATTACGATCTTTGCTTATAGCTGAAGACATTTGGAATAGATCATTAGCTCTTTTCTCATCACGTTCTAAGATAGGGAATGTATCTAATGTACCACCTTTAATAACTTTAGCAGTTTCTTGTTTAGCAAGTGAATCAGCTACTTCATGTGTTTGACCAGCATTTCTTTCTGCTCTATATTTAGCATTAAATATATCAGTTGCTTGTTGTCTTACAGCAATCCATAAAGGATTAGTTCTAGCTTTATCTAACGTCTCGTCTTCAGTATATACTGTAACTTGTCCGTCTAACCATTTATCTCTATTAGTTATTTGATCTTTAGTCATACCATCTTCTTGTACAACCTTCTTCCACTTAACCCACATTTCTAGATCAGTAATACCATCAATATCTGCTGGCTTAAGTATCTCTCCATTTCTATATCTTCTAGATAGTTCTCTATCTATATCTTCATCTTTGATATCTTGTTTAGTTAGATAATTATCTATCCAGTCAGCTTTCTTACCAAATGCAGCTATATGTTGTGCTTGAAGATTCTCCATATACTCCTCATCAGGAGGTAAATTACCTTCGTAAATTTTAGATAATTGAGTATCTTTAAATTCAGCTATTTTTAATTCTCTATCTAATTCTTTAGCTTCATAAGCATCTTTACTAGCAATTCTTACAATCTTATCTAACTCACTAAAATGAGGATCATCACCCCAGTATTCTTCTATAATGTGTGGTTGACCATCATTACCCATTATTATAGAACTTTTTAATTGTTCTATATCTGAAAATTCTATTCGATTTTCTTTTATAAGTTCACCAAGCATTGTAAAAGCTTCTTTCCTACCAGTTGCCCACGAAAACTTATGGTATCCGTGATAAGTTTTAATCCAATCAGCTAGACCTTCACCTGGATTTTCTTCAGCTATAGCATCTCTAAGTTCTTCTTTCTGTCTTGATCTAGTTTCTTCAGTAATTAATGCTTGTTGATCTTGAACATACTTATTTAAAGACTTATTATGTGCTTGAAGTAAATCAGGCATTAGATACTTCTTCAAGTGTCTTCTTGAAATACCCGCTTCATACTCAGCATAATTCAGTATATCTTTATATAACTGTATAGATCCATATTGGTATTCAGCATAGTTTTCTGCTGTACTAAGTAAACCTCTACGACCATTAGGAAATGTTATTAATTCATTCTGTTCGTATTGTTCAAAGAACATTGGTAGCTGTCTTGCAAAGTCTGTAGCTAATGCTTTATTAGAAGAACTTTGTTGTCTAGCATTTGTAAAGGCTCTTAGGTACTCAAGACTTTCTGGACTAGGAGGTTGATTTTCTAATTCTGAGGTTACTGCACCTGTTTGTAGATATTGTATATTAGATTCATTCTCATCTGCATCTAATTCTGCATTCTCTAGATCTAATTGAATTCTACCTTCAGGTGTAAAGAATGGAGCATACGTAGCATTTATCTCTGATTGTTGCTGTGCCCACTTAGCTAAGTTAGCAGCCTTGGGTGTAAGGCTAATTAACTTATTTAGATTATTCTGTTGGTTAGCATAGTGTTGATTATTAATAGCTATGACTT